GAGAAAATCCAGGAGGAAAAGCCCTTTCTGTTTCAGGAAAAAGACCCTGACCCGCAGAATCCTGCAACTCCTAAAATCGTAACACCCGGGAACGCCAAAGGGAAGAACGCCGACCCGGCAGACCCATTCACAGCGAAACTAGCAAAATATGAGTAGAAAAGAGGTAAATTATGCCAACATTAAACAATGATTTAGCAGCAAGAAGCTATCAAAAACAGTTCAGACAGTTACTACAGGCAGTATTCAGAAAACAGTCCTACTTCGGAGATTTCTTCGGGGGCGGGATTGAAGCACTTGACGGTGTGCAGCACAACGCAACAGCTTTCAGCGTTAAGACTTCCGACATCCCGGTTGTAGTAGGTACTTACAATAAAGGGGCAAATGTGGCGTTTGGAACCGGAACTGGTAATAGTACCAGATTCGGGCAAAGAACAGAGATTATCTACACCGACACGGATGTACCGTACACCTGGGAGTGGGTATTCCATGAAGGAATTGACAGGCACACGGTTAACAACGACCTAAGCGCAGCTATCGCAGATAGGCTTGACCTCCAGGCGCAGGCTAAGGTGCAGAAGTTCAACGCACAGCACAGCACTTTTATTTCCTCTGTTGCCGGACACGAGGAAGAACTCGCAGACTTTACAGCAGATTCTGTATTAGCGTTATTCAATGCACTGTCAGCTTACTATGTAAACATTGAAGCGATTGGTACAAAAGTAGCAGCAGTTAATACTGAATTATACAATGCAATTGTAGATCACCCACTTGTTACAACCGGAAAAAATTCATCTGTCAACATTGATGAGAATGGTATTTTGAGGTTTAAGGGATTCCAAATTAAGGAGACTCCTGATTCACTGTTCCAGACAGACGAATACGCTTACATATATGTTCAGAATGTAGGAAAGGCTTTTACAGGAATTAATACCGCAAGAACCATTGAGTCAGAGGACTTTGACGGCGTGGCATTACAGGGCGCAGGAAAGGCCGGAGAATTTATTATTGATGACAATAAAAAGGCTGTAGCTAAAGTGGTAAAAGCGTTGGTGCCGTAGGCAGGGCGTTAGAAAGCTCTGCTGATTACAGTACAATGACAAATGCTCAGCTAAAAGCGTTATTGGATGATATCGGTATATCCTACAAATCCAATAGCAATAAATCAACACTGATTCAGTTATTAGAGGAAGGCTAAAGCTTTCCTCTTTTTTGGAGGGAAGAACATGGCTGACTACTTAACCTATACTGAATTACAGAATATTGTAGGTGAGAATACAGTATCACAGGATGATTACAACAAGCGTATTAAAAAGGCTTCTGCAATCCTTGATAACATCACCGACAATTTCTATATATTCAATGATATAACGAAAGACTATAAGTTCCGAGTGGATAAATTCAAGGAGGCCCTGGCTTATCAGATAGTTTATTTCTCCGAACTTGGAGCAGACACCTATGAAGGAATTAATAAGGCCCCTCAAACGTTCTCAATAGGCCGTACAAGTGTTTCTAACGTCAGTCGATATAATGCGGCAGGAGCAAACGAAACAAAGAGCTTAGTAGCGGAAGACGTATACATAGCACTGGAAGGAACAGGGTTATTGTATAGAGGGATAAGGGGGTGCCCGGTATGGTGATACCCAAACCGCCGATAGAAACACTTGTTGACGAAATGGTATATGAACAGATAACCGAAAAGGATGATTACCAGCGGCCTATGTATGCGGCCCCCGTCACTATTTCCAATGTGAGGATAGACAGAACTACAAAGTACAGCTACACATCAGGGGGCAGAGTCATCCTGTACAATGCTGTTGTCTTTTGCTATGCCGGACTAACTACTCCGATGCAGGACTTTATTACAGAATCCCGTGTCACGTTTGACGGACAAGAACACATAATAACCAATGTCCTGAAAAACCATGAGCCTTACTCAGACGCCATATATTCAATAGAGTTGGAGGTGGTCTAATGGGCGTGAGTATCAATATTGACTTGGGCGGCGTATACAAAAAGCTGGATGCAAGTGCCGTTAGTAGAGGGCAATTTGCAATGGCTAACCAGATGCTTTCTGACATGAATCCGCTCGTGCCTGCGCTATCCAACACCCTGCGCACCACGGGTCATGTATCAGGTGGGGGTGATTCCATAATATGGAATACAAAATATGCAAAGGCGCAGTTTTACGGAACCAACGGCAGGGCTGTGTTTAGAAACTATTCAACTCCAGGTACTGGTTCAAGGTGGGACTTAAAAGGTAAGGGGATGTACATGGATGCGTGGAAAAGAGCATACTTAAGGGGGGCGGGAATTTGAATTTTATAGAAACAATAACAGATAAGATTAATTCCGACCTTCCCCTCCTGGTACGCATCAAAAAGGGATATCTGGATGTCGGAGAAAGCCTTGTCATGTATCCTCTCCCGGGCGGTCAGAAAGTCCGGGAGTATATGGACGGGGCAAAGGATATTTCACTCAATTATGAGATAGCCATGAAGTCGCAAGACCCGGAGCTATTGGGAAATTCACTTTGGCAGATATCAGATTTCATAGAAAATCTAAACAACTTAGAGAGCAATGATTTTACTTTTAATTCAATTCAGATTACAAACAAGCCATACATCACCCAAGCCGATGAACAAAGCTGGCTTGTTTTTGTACTAGATTTTGAAGCAAAGATAACAACAGATTAGGAGGTAATATTATGTCAAGATTAAAAAACGCCCTTAGGGGGCACTTTATCGGAGTATTTACCGCAGCAACTCCGACCACGCCACCTACAGAATGGCTGGAACTGGCTAAGTGGATTTCCACTGTAGGGGACGAAACGGAGGAACAAACGGATGATACAGGATTTTATGACGGTGACGGAACACCTGAAACATCTGTGACAGGAGTTGCTGGAGCATACAGCTTTGAGGGATTCTATGATGCAGAAGACCCGGCGCAGGCTATGATTGCCGGGATGAAGTACAAAATCGGTGATGATAGAAAGGTTTGGCACAAAATTGTATCTGCTGACGGGGAAAAACAGTGGGTAGGGCCCGCAACCGTATCGGATATTATCGCAGGAGCCGGAGATGCTACGGAATTTGAGGATTTTTCCTGTACCATTACGTACAACCAGTTGCCTACAGAAAGCCCAGTATCGGGGGTATAATACCCCCGGCCGTGGCAGCCGTAGCGGGTACGGGGGTAGCGGGCATGGCTGTAGTAACAGATGATTCAAGCGGAGAGGACTAACCTTTCCGCTTTTTCTTTTTAGGAGGACAAATGAAGCCAATTAAAGCAAGACCAACTATTATAGATATCCCTTTTGTGGATGAAAATGACAACGAATTGTTCACACTCCATTTTGACCGCTCCGATAAAAATGTGAATAGCTTTTACGACAAGATGTCAGGCATGGAAAAGACAATTAAAGTACTTGAAGAGAACCCAGAGGCGGAGGTTGACGAAAAGGAATTTATCAAAAAAATTGCTGACAGTTTTCTTGGCGAGGGAGCCTTTGAGAAGATTTACTCCATTAACAATTCAACTTTTATCGTATCAAAATACCTCTTCCAGATTGCGGTAGGAATTAAAGAGGAGTTTGAGGAAGAGGATAAAAAAGCAGTATTTGACAAGTACAAGTAGGTGACATTATGGGATTAAAAATACAATATCCCCTCAGCGGAGAAACGCCGGAGTGCACCTGCATCGACACTGTAACCATAGATGGATGCGAATACAGGGTGAATGCCTCTTTTGACAAGCTTTTGAGAGTATTCGACCTGTTAGACGATAAAAATGTACCAGAACTTATAAAAGCCGATGTGGGTATACGGGTTCTGGTACAAGACAATCTTTCGGAGTTGGATGCTATTGAAAAAAGTGAACTCTTGAAGAAGATTATAGAGTATTATTCCGGGATAAATGATGTTGAACCGGATACAGACCTACAAGGCAATCCATTGCCCAAAAGAGACATTAAGGAAACATACCGCATCAATCATGACGGTGACCTGATATATTCGGCATTCGTCCAGGCGTACAAGATAGACCTTTTTGAGCAGCAAGGGAAACTGCACTTCAAAAAATTTGCGGCCCTTTTAAAAGGACTGCCAGAGGATACGCAGTTTTCTAAAGTTTGCGGGATTAGGTGTTACAAAAAGCCCGGTAAAAAGGATACATACGACAAGCAAATGTTGAAGCTACAGGAGATATACAGGCTGCCAGATAGGGAGGAGGTGCAACATGGCTGACGGAGTAGTAGAAATAAAAGTCAAAGTGGACGGAAAAGAAGTAGAAACCACGATTGAGGGAATGGATAAGTTACAAGGCTCCAGCAAAAAAGCTGCCTCCGGGATGAAAGAGCTTACCGCGTCTATGGTGGCCGTAAAAGTAGGAACTGCTGCTTTAAGGGTGTTAAATGACGCTCTCTCAGACTCCATAAAACGGTTTGACACAATCGAAAGGTATCCAAAGGTTATGGAGTCTCTTGGATACAGTACAGAAGCAAGTAGTGCATCTATCCAAAAGCTGTCAGACGGAATAGAGGGGCTCCCCACAAGGCTTGATAGCGTGGTTTCCAGCACGCAAAGAATGACAACCATAACCGGGAACCTCAACAAAAGTACAGATGCCGTTCTTGCCCTTAACAATAGTTTCATGGCGAATGGCGCAAGTACCGCTGATGCTGAACGAGGCATGACCCAGTACATACAAATGCTGTCAAAGGGAACTGTTGACATGCAATCCTGGCGTACCCTACAAGAGACAATGGGTGTCGCACTCCGTAAGACAGCGGAGGAAATGGGATACCTGGGAACCAATGGAGTAAATCAGCTTTATTCAGCTTTGCAGAGTGGCAAAACGACATTCGCAGAGTTTCAGGATAATCTTATAAAGATAGGTACCGGAACAGGAGAGATTGCACAACTGGCGCAGGAAAACAGCAAGGGAATTGAAACCAGTTTCCAGAATCTTAGAACAGCAGTTGTCCGAAACTTGGCAGACATGGTAAAAGTATTCGACGAAATGTCAGAAAAGATAACCGGGAAAGGCATTGCGGACAATCTTAACTCTTTAAAGGGAGTTGTCAATTCGACTTTCGGAGTGATGAAAACTGTTGTCAGGGGGACTACTCCAGTATTCGAAGCTTTTGCATCTGTAGTCAAATCAACTATTAAGGTTGCCAAAACATTATCCCCGGCGATTGAGGGGGTAGTTGCGGCTTATGTCGCAATGAAAGTTATTTCAAAGGCCAACGGGTTAATGGAAAAATCCAATGCCCTGATTAAAACAGCACAAGCATCTGAAAAGGGGCTTACTACTATAAAATTGCTGCACAATACGGCAACGGCAAAAGGAGTGGCAACCAAGGGGGCTGATGCCACGGCAACAAAGGCACAGACAGCAGCACAGGCGGCACAGAACGGAACTATAGGTATTGGGACTGCTGTTATAGGAGTCATGACCGGGAGCATAAAACTACATGAGGCGGCAACTATAGCAGCCACAGCAGCAACAACAGCTTTTAATGCGGCCATAGGGTTTTTGACAAGCCCAATTGGCGTAGTAGTCGGGCTGATAGGTATGTTCACCGGGGCAATGGCATTACAGAAAAAGCAACTTGACGAAGCTACAAGTTCAACAAATGAGATTGTAGGGGCCACGGAAAAGTTAATAGACAAAACCAGTGAATCTACTAAGAAAATAAAAGAGAACATAGATGCCCGGAATGCTGAAATAGAGGATATTAAGATATCAACAGATGCCTACAACGGACTTGTGGATGAACTTGACAGTCTGATTAAATCAGAACACAAAACCGCGTCAGAAAAGCAGAGAATACAGACGATTGTTGAGTCCTTGAATGGCTCTATGGAAGGGCTGGGGCTTGCTTACGATAAAGAAAACGATAGTCTATCTGTTAATACCAATTTGTTGAAAGAACGTGTAAAAGCAATTCAGGCGTCGCAGGAGGCTCAGAAGGCCCAGGAACAGATACCAAAGATAAACCACGATATTGCTGAAAGCGAAAGCGCGCTGAACGGCCTTTACGAAAAACGGAAATCTCTTGAAAAGGAGATGGCTGACAATCGAAATGTGACCGCACAGGAATTTGACCAGCACCGCATCAAAACATTGGAGGATGAAAAGTCATATCAGGCAGCTCTTGACGAAACAAATGCAGCTATTAAGACAGAGGAAGAAAACCACGCAAGCCTAAAGACACAGGCAGAAGACACCAATGCTACAATCGCATCCTCACAAGCCGAGGTGGATGCAGCAATACAAAACGGTGTCATGAATCAAACAATGTCATACGCATTACTCTCCGAAAAGCAAAGAGAGGCTGTGGATTCCATGAATTCCAAGT